ATTTTGACCACCTTGGTTAGCCAACGATGATAGGGCAGATGAGTATTGTTTACCACGCAAAGCAGCCGCAGCACTCTCCGCTGTTAAACGCTCTTGTAACCCAGCGCCAGCCAGATTACCAAATAAACCACCAGCTTGGTACGCTGTCGAAGCCTTTTGCTGACCCAATGTACCAGCCAGTTGAGCTTGTTGTAGCTGTTGTGCTGCTGGAGCCAACGCCTGCGCTTGCAACTGACCAGCCATTGCAATATTCTGCCCTTGCATTTGCTGCGGAAGTTGAGCAGCAGCCGAGCCAATATTAAAGAGAGATGATGCTGTCTGTATATCCCCTTGTTTGAGAGCTTGGTTAGCCGCTGCCAATGTTGCAGTTTGTTGACCAGCCGATTGAGCTTGTGCTAGTTGAGAAGCCTGCAACTGATTTTGCAAACTTGTACCTTGCTGCCCTGCTGTTAACAAACCAAGAGCACGGTTTTGTTGGTCATTAACCAATTGACTTGCAATCTGCTGACCACTCATACCAGATTGAGCTAACGACATAGCCCTTTGTTGCTGTTCACTAGTCAAGCCACTAATAGCTTGGTTAATATTAACACCAGCACTTAGCATCCCCAAGGCACGGTTTTGCTGTTCATTCATTAAGCCAGAGGCTGCTTGTGCCATGCCAGTAGTAGCCTGCCCTAACCCTAGAGCACGGGCTTGCTGTGATGCAGCCATCTGTTCAGCATTAGTCATAGCGCCATACGCACTACCAGCCAATTGTTCTTGAACTGCCTTAGCCATAGCAAGTTGCTCAGGAGTGCCACCGTATTGTGCAGTGGTAACACCAAGCCTTCCTTGAGCGCGTAGGCGGTCTTCTAGGGCTAGTTGTTGCCGTTGCTGTTCAGGCGTAACCATAGCCTGCTGTGTTTGGAACAATTGGTTAGCCATGTTTTGAGTAGACCCGCCCAACATGCCAGATGCTTGCTGAGCAGCTTGGGCATATTGAGAACGCAGAGCGTTGATATCACCAAGACCAGTACCAACCTGTCCCAAGCCTGCCGTACCTTGTCGGATAGCTTGGTCAGCCGCTACTTGCATACCTCCCATACCACCGCCAATTTGTCCTAAGCCAGCGGTTCCTTGAGCTAATGCTCTTTGGGAGTAAGCATCAATACCGCCAAAGCCTGCGCCAATAGCCCCTAGACCTGAAGCGGCTCCCTGTAACGCCTGAGCAGTAGTCCCTTCTAAACCAGTAGGAGCGCCATACTGAGCACCAGCGGTTCCAGCAATACCGCCAAACATACCAGACAAGTTTTGAATCTGTTGATTCCCAGTGGGTGAAAGATACCCACCAATGCCACCAAATGCTTGTTGTTGAATCCCTGAAACATTAGGAATGGCTGCCCCATACAAACCACCCTGCATAGCCTGAGCAGCATTGATATTGGCTTGTTGTTGCGGGGTTAACTGTTGAGAGATAACGCCAGGGGTTGTTTGCTGTGTTGTCCCCAAAGCAGAAGTGAGCGCATAAGGAGTAAATGATACATTTTGCGTAGCTGCCCTAGCTAGATTGGTGTAATCTGTAAGACCAGTTTGCCCCAACGCCTGTAACCGAGCCACTGCATCATTAACACCAGCACCAGAGGCAGCGCCCGTTAGCCCACCAGTAGCCAGCCCACCTAAAATACTAAGCCAATCTTCTGTTTTATAAGTGCCTGTGTTAGTAATGGCTCCAGGGTTGTAATCGAAATTAGCTAGTTGAGAAGCCTGCAACTGATTCTGCAAACTTGGGCCTTGCTGCCCTGTTAACAAGCCAAAATCACTGCTTAGTTGGTCAAAAATTGCCATTAGTATGTACCTCCACTAATCGTTGCGCCATCAACGGTTGGAAGAGTCACCGTACCTGTAAAAGTAGGAGAAGCCGTATTTGACTTACTATTTACGGCTGTCTGAATAGCATTGAATTCAACGTCAAATTCACTGCCCCTGACAATTTTATTTGGGTTACCACTAGGAAGGGTATCCTTAGCGGTAAAGTTTGTAGTCTTCGTATATGAACTCATACAGTTCTCCCACCTTTAACAAAAATATCTATCTGTTGTACTGAAAGAGGGCTACCATCAATAGTTGCCTCAACTCCTAATTGAAACACATTCCCTGTTTTTGAAAGCGTTATGTTCTTTTTGTTAATAACAACACCAGGAGAATATTCAGCTATACCATATTCGCCTACTCCAAATTCACCAGAAGTACTATCTGGAAAACTAAATACTTTAGAAGCATAGTTAGAACCATAATCAACATCCCATTTAACTGCTACTGTTGTGTCCCACCCGCCTATAAAGATAAAAGATACATCCTTTAACATTTTAAAATTAGAGGGAGCACCAGCATCAAGATGGGCAGTGTAATAAGACATAGTGTACGGGTTATTGTTATCTGTATAACCACCATATTCACTAACTCTTAATGAAGTACCAATTAACAATTTCCTACTTCTAGTAACACAGAAAGAATTAAAAGAGGCGCTTGTCCATGTTGTAGCTCTGAATGAACCATCCTCTAGTGCAGAGCGAACATCAAAACACCAAACCTTTTGTAGTGATGGTATTGTTACTAGGTAGAATGCTTCTTTTTCATAGTAGGCACTCTTAATAATACCACCTTCCCCAGCTACTTCAGCCAACAATTGGTCACGCACATTACGAGAAATGTCACGCATAGGGGCGCTCTTCTCTTGGATTAACCGACCTAAACTGCGTACACCTGTGTCTGAAAGAAATAGAATGTCTGAGCCAATATCCTGAACAGTATCACGGGCAATACAGCCTACACCATCAATAATATCCTCGACATACATTGTTGACGCTTCTCTAGCCTGAGCGTATATTATAATCGTTTTCTTACAAAAAATAACAAGAAAACCATTAAAAGCTGCTAAATGTACAATTTCATCAGTACCGTTGGTAAAGACATTTTCTAAGTCAATTGAACCAGCAGTACCCGTGTTAAAGGATGTCCCATTTAGCGTATCACTCCAATAAATTGTTGTTTTATTCAGATTAGTGCGCGCCATCCAAACACGCCCATAAGCTGACAAACCAATTCCAACTTGAGTGATACCAGGGGGCATTGCACCAAAGCTGCTCATATCTACCCAGCCTGTAGCCCCTGTTAAATCATTAACAACAGGCATATGGTTCTCATGGAAAAAGTATGCGTCCCCATTAAAACTAGCAGCCTGCCAATTTGAGTTGGAAGGGGGTGATGGATCGGTGTGCTCAACGGTTACAACACCATTAGTTGCCAAACTGTAAAAGGTATCACCGCCAGCAAAATAAACAGTAGTTGTTCCATTTTTGTTAACATGCTCGTGGATGCAATAGATGGTATCAGCAGCATCTGTATCTGAGAATGTAAAATATCCCTTACGCGCCCCAATTCTACCATATGTATCAATAACGGCATTATTAGCAACTAATGCAAAGTTTTGTTTTATATTTACAGAGGACTCTTGGGTATTTAGCCCAAAAAATCCTGGCGCTGCAATTGAAACTGAAGATAGAGGAGAAGCAGCCATTATGCCGTATACCAAATTGTTTCGTCAGCAAACCGACCAGCTTCAATAGCAATTTCATCCGCTAGTGCGCTACGATATAACATATACTGGTCACTACTCAAGCGTCCACCGTCTTCACCACGTTCACTGATAGCACGAGCTAGTGTACCTTGAATAACTGGCTCTGAAGGTATAAGCAAAACGTCAGCGTTGTTAACCAAATCATCTTGTGGGATGGTGACGTTAAACCGAATAGAGTATACACCATCAGGAATAGGGTATAGGTCAACAGCACTATCTTGGTTAGAATTTACACCATTAAAACTGTAGAAAGAAGGGGTGCTTGGTTGTTGATCGATGGTTAAAAATCTTTGGTTCATCCATTGAGCACCACGGGGCTGCAACAAATAGTTGGAGGTGTCGTTGACAACATCAGATACACGAAAGCGAGAGCCACTGCCCACAAGCGTGTAATTGAATGTGTTAGCAACTGTATTTAGGGTGAGCGTTGTCCGAAGTGCATTCCAATCCCAAGCTGACTCAACTTCTTTTTTAACACTGTTAACATACCCTCCAATTAACTTGGAATAATCTGTTTCATTAACATCAGTAATTTCAGTTTCACGCAATCTACGAAGGACAGCATTGATAATTTGTAAATATGTCATTTCAATCCTCAATCAGCCATAAATGGTACTGTGTTTTCTTTGTACAAATCATAAGAGACAATAACAGACATCGCAGAGCCGCTTTCTGTTAACACCCAAATTGAGTCTCCGCTTTGCATAACCATATTGTCCGAAAACTGTAAATAGTTGTTAGCGGTAATAACATATTCTTTAACAATGTAAATCTTGTGATTGGCATCGTGAGCATGTTGCCAATACACTGTTATATATTTGTTATTTCCTTGTTGATTACTAGCAAAAAAATTACTAACAGATGCTTTATATCCAGTAGGTATCTCAATAACTTTAGTCAGAGTATCTGCTACAATATTAAGACCTGTAGTATGTTTCATTTCTTAGCTTTCTTAGTCTTAGTTTTTCCAGCCTGAGACAGGGCAATAGCGACTGCCTGCTTCTGTGGTTTGCCCTCTTTAATCAGTTTCCTAATATTAGAGCTAACTACCTTATCACTTTTTCCTTTTGAAAGTGGCATGTTATTTTCCAATATGAGCCATAACCCAAGTAATAAAGCCACCGAAGAACGAGGCAATGGTCATCCCCATCCAGAAGCCACCTTTGCTCCTGTTAGCCAAGGCAAGCAGAGAAGCAATATCCTCTTCCATCTTCCCCATCTTCCTGTCCATGTCTTTAACACGCTGTAGCAACATGCCATAGTTGACATCAGACTGACGGCGCTCTTCGGTAAAGTCTACCATTATTACCTCTTCTTATCAGTTTTATTTAACAAATACCAGTTCCTCTGCCACTTCTGGCTTAGTTTCTAGTTCGGCTTTGAGCATTGCAAAGAAAGCGTCCCTGCCCACCTGAATCTGGTCACGCTGAAAATTCATGCTTGCCATCTTTCGGTCAAGGTCAGCTACATGGTCAATGATTATCTTGGCTTTATCGCTCAAGCTGTCAATCTCATACTCAACATTGTCAATAGTTACAGTTTGGGGCTTTTTGTTTTCCATACTGTTTTTCCTCCTAAGTTAAAACGCTTGAAACTGTCAAGCAACAGCTTGACTCAGAGGAGTCAAATCTTCATTAGTCCAGAAGTCTTTAGCCAGCATATTTGTGTGACCGCTGGTCTGGGCGGAGCCGTCAAGCCTTTGAGAGCATAATCTAACATGGAGTCAGGTACTGGTACACCTGTTGTCAACTTTATTTGTAACGCTGTTATTTGACTTTTAACATTAATAATGTTATATTCTGTCCGTATGTTAGATAAGGCGCTACCCCAGCAAACCGTCCGGTCATGGGGTTTTAAGCCCAAGGCAACGGAGGCGTAACTACCGGCGGGTCGATCTGATTGTTGA